TGGCTTCGAGAGTAGAAACACAAATTTAAAATAAAATGACTGGAATTATTGCATTAGTATTATGGTTCGTCACAATTTTTGGCGCTGTAGTATACAATTTATATAGAAAGAATAAACGTTTAGAGGAAATTGTACTTAATCAAAGCAGCTTCGTTAACGATACAATGTCTTTATTAGACGATTTTAACGGCTTAGTAAATAAAATAGACATGACAATGTGGGTTCAATCAGATCCAGAGTTGTTATCTTTATTTGAAACAATTAAAGCAATTCAATTACGCGTTCAACAATTTACGGGGAGAAAATAAAACATGGCAGAAGACTTAATAGTTGAATCAGAACAGGATATGGGCCTTACAATCAAAGGCACTCCTAGAAAAAGAAAACCAAAAACAAAGAATGTTTACTTTACTTCTGAAACCGAGGAAGCAATCTTAAGATATCGTGCTGCTCCAAATCAAGCAGTAGCAAATCAAATTTATAATAAAGAGATTCACTACGCGTTTTATAAATTAGCTGAGAACATTATTCACACTTTTAAGTTTTATTATACAGAAGTAGATAACATTGAAGATCTTAAGTTTGAAGTTATCTCTTTTCTTTTACAAAAATTACACCTTTATGATCAATCAAAAGGTAAAGCTTACTCTTATTTTGGTACTATTGCTAAAAGATATTTGATTATCTACAATCAAAAGAATTACAAAAAAATGGTTTCTAAAATACAAGTAGAAGAAATTGATAATGCCAATAGTACTCATGAAACTTTAATTTTAGAACCAGGATCATCTGATATTAATAGAGTTTCTGTAATAGACCAATTCATAAAACATGTTGATGCCAATCTAACTCAACTATTCGATAAAGAAGGCGAAATTAAAGTGGCAGATTCTATAATAGAGGTGTTTAAGAGAAGAGAAAACATAGATATATTCAACAAGAAAGCTCTATTCATATACATAAAAGAGATGACGGATTGCCAATCAAACACTATTACAAAGGTCATTAAGAAGCTTAAAACAGTATACAAGGAAGTACTGGATCACCATATTGAAAACGTAGACCAGTAATATTTATTTTAAAAATCCTATGGAACTAGAAAAGGAAATCTTCCCTGGCAAGACTTTGGCGCAATTGGTGGAAGAAGTTTACAACAAACACAAGTCCCAAGATTCTACGATAAAGTCTGAAATACTACGTTTAGCTGATATGATTGATGGTCCTGGCGATGCTATAGTTCTTATGCCCATGATCAAAGGTTTATTAGACTCTAGTCTTAAGAACGATGAGGTACTAATGAAAATACTTAGCGCTTTCCAAAAATCTGCTGATGCAAAAGATAAATCTGTAGAAGACGGAGGCCTTTTGTCAGAAAAAGATATTGAGCAATTAATGAGCGAAGTTACTTCAATTGCCCCTAAAAAACAATTACCTAGCGCCTAATGGGACTAAATTATTTATTTGGTGATAAGTACTCTGCATCTGAAAATACTTCAGGATTTTTCTACATTATAGGTAGAGTAAAAAGTATTGTCATGTCAGATGTATTAGAGGGCACTAATACTCCAGATCCTAATTTTACAAACTTTGGAGACATAGGCAAGATAAAATTCGAAGTAGTATATTCTAGTCTTACTACTCTAAATACGGATGAAGCTAATGCACCAGCTTATCCAATATTTAGTTTTATGAATCAATATCCCCTAATAAACGAGATAGTGATCATATTCCCTGGACCTTCTGAGACTTTAAATGATTCTTTTGAGGCAAAAACATTGTTCTATTTACCCCCTTTCAATTTATGGAGATCTAGTCCTAATCATAGCGCGATGCCTAATTTGATTGAGTGGAGTAAACAGTTATCAGATATAGGCAACCAACCTAATTACATTCAAGAAAATAATCAACAAATTCAATTGTTTCTTGGACAATACTTTAAAGAAAACAATGTAAGAAGATTAAAACCTTTTGAAGGCGATACAATACTAGAATCTAGAAATGGTCAATCTCTAAGATTCGGAAGCACAACAGAAACCATTAGATCTTCCAATAATTGGTCTAGAAAAGGATCTCAGGGAAGTCCCATAACTATGATGATTAATGGTCAAGGGGCTCCAAACAATAGAGCTAATTCTTTTGCTCCTACAATAGAAAATATTAATAAAGATGCTTCTTCTCTTTATTTGACATACGATCAAGAGATTGTGTTAGAAGATTTGAATAATTTTGATTTTAGATCTTTCGGTAGAATAAATGCTCAATATCAAGAAAAAACTGACAACGTTAGAATGACTTCTAAACCTATTATTTCAAATGAAATAGTGGACGCTAATACGCAAGACAAAAATTCAATAGGTTAAAAATGTTAGATAAATTAATATTTCCATACAATAAAGCGCAAATTATATTATCTTCGGATAGAGTATTACTACACTCTAAAAAAGATGCTATAATTTTAGCCGGTAAAAGAGCTGTTTCCATTTGTTCTACTGAAACTATAAACCTAGATGCTAAAGAAAAGATTATATTAGACTGCGATATAGTAGAATTAGGTCACGAAGCCCAAGCTTTGGGAGAGAATGTAATATTAGGAAGAACTCTAGTTAATCAATTAAAGAATTTCTGCATCGTATTACAATCTGTTGGTCAACAAATGTCAAGGGTTGCTGAAAGTAAGGACAAAATAGCCGCTTCTATTACAGTTATTATGAATCAAGGATTCGAAATAGAATCAGCAGCATCTACTCTATTGGATTCCCTAGACTCTACGCTTTCTCAAAATACTTACACTAGATAACTATGAGCGATCAATACTATGATGTAGATATAGACACCTTACAGATACTATCTAAGTTACCCGTAGATTTGAATAGCTATGATACATTGGGAGAGGGATTCGAAAAAGTAATAAATAAAATTGCTTTTAGTTGCTCTAAAATAAAAAAAAATATATCTAAAGTATTTTATGGAAAAACTAATTTAGCTCAAACAAATAGAACTACTGGCGCTAGAAGAACATTTCAAAATCCTTTACAGTTAGGACTAATTAGAGTTCTTACTTCTATAGCTTCTATAGACTTCTGCGCTATATTTAGTTTTGCTGCAAATCAAATACCTGATAATCTACAAAAATTTGATCCAACAAAACAACCCGAAGATCAAAGTCCTTTAGGTAGGAGAAAGTGGCAAATTCAAAAAAATGCATACGATGTACAAGTTATTATAGATAAATTTATGTCTATTTATGCAGGATCCAATACGGCATTAAGTCTTGTGCCTAAGAATTCTCAAACACAAAGAGCCCTAAAATCTTTAATATCAGAGGTTACTTCAATATTAGAAGATTTAAACGATGTAAATTCTAGCGCTTCTTTAGTAAATCCTGAATTTTCAGAAACCTATCCTCAATCTACTGTACTAAGTAACTTTATAACTAACGCCATAGGTTCATTAAATAGAAAAATAGATCTAAGACAATTTACAAACGATGATTTTAATTCTGTATTAGACACTATTAATAAAGTAAGACAAATTTGTATTACTATTCAAGCTATAAACGATCCTAAAAGCGTTTTACAACAATTAGATACTTTTACAAAGGGCACAATATCTCGACAAATAAGACAATTAGATAATATTATAGACCCTTCTAAAGCAGTGCCTCTTTTAAAGTCAATAATACAAGGGGTAAAAACGATTATAAATATAGCTAGACAAATAGCTTCTTTTATTTCTTTATTTCAAGTTATTATTAGAATATCTCTTTTATTGATTAAAATATTCTATAAGCTTAGAAAATTTTTCTTTGGCATACCTATTCCTCAAGTAGTTAACACGGTTGGAGTTCAAACTGCAATTTCCGCAACTTTTGAAGACGTCATTGTTAATAAAGGCATTACATTTTTCTTAAGAAGACTATTACAAATAAATGAACTTCTAAGCATTATAAAAAGTTTATGTTTGTATATTATTAATCAAATAGTAGTAATAATTCCTAAATTAGAATTAATATCAAGAAACCTATCTAGTTGCGATCAGTGTCCAGAGGAATTAAAACAAGATTATATTGACTCAATTCAACAACTTAAAGATGCCCAAAAAGTATTACAGGATTTTATAGATATATCTAATAATGCTAGAATTGTCAAGGACAGATCTTATGGAGATTACATAATTCAAATAGTTACAGAAGAAACAACTGACACCGTTCTTTCTATAAAAAGAAGATTTGGAATAGCTTTGGATAGAAATAAAATAAAAGTGGTACAATCTACACCCACCTTTGCTTCAGACGATAATATAATAGTGAACGAAGTTAAATTGCTTTTAAGCGCAGGAGGATTTGTTAATAAATCATTAACTGGACTGGATTCTTCTGATCTAACTATTATAATAGATTCATTAAATAATTTAGGAAATAACGATATTACCATAGATGATATAGATATAAGCTCTATTAGTATTAGCGATTTAGATCCTCCAGATAACGAAAATGAAAATGTAGGATTGGGACTAAATGCCTTTGTTAATAAGCTTCCTGGAGGTAAGGCCCTTAGAAAGAGAATGCGTAAAGCTATGGCAAATCAAGCTCAAAATTTATCTGCTGATCTAAAATCAACGGATCCAAATGGAAAATATACATCTAACATAACTCCTACGCAAAATTAAAAATCAATATTTATAGGATATGGCAAAAACAAATCAAGTAGACTTACTTAGAAAATTGATCAGGGAAGAGGTTGCTAAAGCGATCCGCCAAGAAATGCCTACCATTTTAAAAGAGATTCAATCCTCAAGCTCTCCTAAAGAGGTTATAAAAGAATCAAAGAGACCTAAAATGGCTGTACCAGGCACACTAAACACACAACCAATGCGTCCTATGCCTAATTTCATGGGCAACCCTTTGGCAAACATGCTAAATGAAACAGCAATGGCAATGGGCGATACGGACGAAATATCTTTCAACACCTCAGACATTGGTCCTAATTCAATAGGAGTAGACCCAACTAGTTTCTTTCAACCAAAACAAGTTGCAGTAGGAGACGTTAATGGTATGTTGGCAACAGCAAGACCTAGTTCTGATCCAAGTATGGTACAAATAAACGAGGTACCTGATTTCACAGATTTAATGAACAAAATGAGATCTAAAGGCGTAATATAATGGCATACAATTTAAGAAAGATAAATGTCGTCGATTTAAGACCTTCTATTGGAGTTGGAGTAAAGCTTCCATTTTCTGCTGCGACGGCTTTTACTTCTGTGTATAGCACTAAAGAGCAGACTAAGTTCAATCTAATAAACTTTCTACTCACGGATAAAGGAGAAAGACCATTCAATCCTACTTTCGGAGTTGGATTAAGATCTAAACTTTTTGAACAAATATCTCAAGTAAGCTTAGAAGAAATCGAAACTTCTATAAAATCTCAAGTAGAAAATAATTTTCCAAACGTTTTGATCAGAGATTTATCAGTTTTAGGAGATCTTGATAATAATTCCATTAAAATAAACTTCAGTTATGTACTAACAAATTCTAAAGAAACCGATACTGTTATACTAGAAATACAAAACGCTTAGACATGTCCACAAATAATAATATAGACATAAAATACCTTAATAAGAATTACTCTTCTTTTAAAGCAGATTTAATAGAGTACGCAAAATCTTATTACCCTACTACTTATACAGATTTTAATCAAGCTAGTCCTGGTAGCATGTTTATCGAGATGGCTTCTTATGTAGGAGACGTTTTATCTTTCTATTTAGACAATCAATTACAAGAAACTTTCTTACAATACGCTAAACAAAAGAATAATCTTTACACCATGGCTTATATGTTAGGCTATAGACCTAAAGTTACAAGCGCAGCTATTGTAGATTTGAGTGTATATCAACAAGTCCCCTCTATATTTACAGCTGGCGTGTATATTCCAGATTTTACTTACGCTTTTTCTGTAGAACAAGGAATGCAAGTTAAGTCTAATGTTGATAGCTCTGTATTATTCTATTGTCCTCAAAAAGTAGATTTTAGAGTGTCTTCTTCTTTAGACCCTACAGAAGTAAGTGTATATACAGTTGATGCATCAAACAATCCAACTAGTTTTCTACTTAAAAAGAATACTGACGCAATATCTGGTCAAGTTAAAACACAAACATTCTCTTTTGGTAATGCTGAAAGATTTCCAACCATAACTTTACAAGATAGCAATATTATCACTATATTAGAAGCTGTAGACTCTAATGGAAATGCATGGTATGAAGTTCCTTATTTGGCTCAAGACTATATATTAAACCCAGTTACTAATACTTCTACTCAAGAAAAGAATCAAGTTCCTTACATGATCCAAAAGGTAAGAACAAATAGAAGATTTGTTACTAGATTCAAATCAAACGAAACTTTGGAAATAGAGTTCGGTCCAGGAGTTAATTCTGTTGCTGATTCTGCAATTGTTCCTAATCCCAATTCTGTTTCTGTTGGAAACGCTAATGGTGGTCTTAGCACTTTGTCAAGTTCTTTTGACCCCACTAACTTTGTAACCACTCAAACTTATGGTTTGGCTCCTAAAAATACGAGTATTACTTTTACTTATTTAGCCGGTGGTGGAGTTTCTTCTAACGTTTTACAAGGTCAATTAACTATTCCTACATCTAAAAATGTAACAGGAATGAATACGACTTTCGAATATACTTTGGTAACAAACAACGATAATCCTGCTTCTGGAGGTGGTGATGGAGATACTGTTGAAGAATTACGATTAAATTCCCAATTGCAATTTTCAAGCCAATTAAGAACAGTTACTCAAGAAGACTATTTGGCGAGAGTATTGAGTATGCCTCCTAATTTTGGAAAAGTTTCTAAAGCGTTTGTAACAAAAGATGACGCTACTTTTAGAAATTATTTGGATAAAAATTCTACGCAAAGAGATCCGCTATCTATAAGTCTTTACGTTTTAGGATTAAATAATTTAGGAACTTTAGACATACCTACACCTTCTCTACTAAAAAATATACAAAGTTATTTAAGTGATTATAGAATGATGACAGACTCTATAAACATAAAGTCTGCTTATGTTATAAACATTGGTTGTAACTTTGATATTATTATTAGACCTAATTACGTAGGCGAAGACGTTGTAGCTAGATGTTTAATTGTTTTGCAAGATTACTTCAATACTAATAACTGGCAAATTAATCAACCTATAATCTTAGCAGACTTAAACGCAGTTTTAGATCAAGTAGAAGGCGTTCAAACTGTTAAAAAAGTAGACATAATAAATAAAGTAGGAGAAGTGAATGGATATTCTAAATATTCTTATGATATAAGTGGAGCATCGGTAAATAATGTAATTTATCCATCATTAGATCCAT